TCAGGCCTCCTCAACGTCGTGATACTCTTCGCACGCCTGCAGCGTGTTCTGGATCAGGGTGGCGACGGTCATCGGGCCAACGCCGCCGGGAACCGGGGTGATGTAGGACGCGCGTTCGGCGGCATCTTCATACACCACGTCGCCGACCACTTTGCCGCTTTCCAGACGGTTGATGCCGACATCGACCACAATCGCCCCTTCTTTAATCCACTCGCCAGGAATAAAGCCCGGTTTGCCCACCGCGACGATCAGCAGGTCGGCGTTTTCGACATGATGGCGCAGGTTTTTTGTAAAGCGGTGGGTGACGGTGGTGGTGCAGCCGGCCAGCAGCAGCTCCATACTCATCGGGCGACCGACGATATTGGAGGCGCCAATGACCACCGCATTGAGGCCGTAGGTGTCGATATTGTAGCGTTCCAGCAAGGTCACGATACCGCGCGGAGTGCACGGACGCAGGCGCGGCGCGCGCTGGCACAGGCGGCCAACGTTGTAAGGATGGAAGCCGTCGACGTCTTTATCCGGCGCGATGCGCTCGAGAACTTTGACGTTATCGATCCCTGCCGGCAGGGGCAGCTGAACCAGAATACCGTCGATGGTCTTATCGGCATTCAGAGTGTCGATAAGCTCCAGCAGCTCGGCTTCGCTGGTGGTTTCCGGGAGATCGTAAGAGCGGGAGACGAAGCCCACTTCTTCACATGCTTTGCGCTTGCTGCCGACATAAATCTGCGAGGCCGGGTTGCTGCCGACCAGCACCACGGCCAGCCCAGGGGCGCGTTTTCCGGCCGCAACGCGAGCCTTCACTTTTTCCGCAACCTCAGAGCGTACCTGCTGCGCAATCGTTTTACCGTCAATAATTTTTGCTGCCATCAGAGAGAGGATTCCATCTGTATCTTTACGAAAGGGGGATGAGGATATTTTGTCAGAAGCGGGCCTCGCTGTCAGTCCTCGTTTGCTGTTTTATCCTGTCTGAGGCTAATTTAGCCTGTTATGACCATGGTTATTACATGGTTATTGGTGCGTTGCGCCTGGCCACTGAGTCGATTTACGCGCGCATGAGCCCCAGCGGTATGCTTCTTGTACAGTTGGTGGGGGATATTTCGCCAGCGTCGTATAAGCCCGCAGTTTCCTGGCAAAATGGATTGACTCAACCGACGTGGACCGTATAATTCCACGCGTTTCACTCCGCGAAGCACTCGCTTCTCAGGGCGCCCTTAGCTCAGCTGGATAGAGCAACGGCCTTCTAAGCCGTAGGTCACAGGTTCGAATCCTGTAGGGCGTGCCATTAAGAAACAAGCACTTACGCCAGTTTTAAACCAGCCTGATTTCCTCCTTGTGTCGTATTTGTGTCGCTAGCGCCAAAAATGGCGTCAATTTTCCGTGCGTGTTCGGTCAGGTGGTTCGGCGCCAGGTGAGCATAACGACGTACCATCTCGATGCTCTCCCATCCTCCCATTTCCTGTAAAACAGAAAGCGGGACGCCGGACTGAATTAGCCAGCTCGCCCAAGTGTGCCGGAGGTCGTGAAAACGGAAATCCTCGATCCCCGCTTTTTTCAACCCGGCGCGCCAGGCGTTATTGTCATCCACACGCATTTTTCTAACCGCGGGCGTCAGTGTCCCATCAGGGCGATGCTTTGCCGTCGTGTGAACAAACACCCACCGGGAGTGCTTCCCTATCTGATCCCTTAATACCCTGCATGCGGTATCATTCAGAGCTACGCCAATCGCCTTGCCCGCTTTTGCGTTCTCCGGATTTACCCATGCAACCTTTCTCTGCATATCGACCTGCTGCCACTCAAGACCGATGATGTTTGAGCGGCGCAGGCCGGTTGCCAGTGCAAATATCACCACTGGCTTAATGCTCTCCGGCATGCACTCGATCAACCGCTCAGCTTCTTCTCTGGTCAGCCACCGTATCCTCTTACTGATCGGCTTGCGGGTTTTGATAACTGGAGCTGTTTTTATCCAGCCCCAGTCATTCGCCGCGGCCCTGAGAAGGGAACGAATGAAGGAAAGGTGTTGCGCCTTCGTCGCCTGCGAAACCTGCCGTGGTTTGTACTCCGGAACCGGCTTTCCCTTCCTCATCGCGGCATCACGCTTACTCTCCCACACCTGAAGGTGCTTACGGTTGTTCATCCCATTAACGGCTTCATGAACTTCCTCCGCCGTTATCTTCGAGATATCACGTCCGGAAAAATGCTGCAGCCAAAACTCAATTTTGGTTTTGTCATCATCCAGCGATCGCTTATGGTCTTTTTCGCGCAGCCACCGGATGCAGCACTCTTCGAAGGTTCTGACGGGCAGGTCGCCGATCTGGTCAACCCGCCACGCTTCCGCCTTCAGCTTGTCGTGGAGCTCCTGAGCCTGCTTTTTGTCCCCCGTGCCAAGAGATCGCCTAACTCTTTTTCCTGACGGCGTAAAGAAATGACAGTGCCACACGCCGCCCCTGAGGGTGATTGACATAAAACTTCTCCTTTATGTTCACCCGCGTTCGCGATGACAGGATCGCGCGGGGTTTTCAAATATGCAATACACGCAGCCTCGGTCGTTCTGTACTTGTTGCCGACCTTGCGGCCGGCGAGCTCCCCAGACTCAATCAGGCGGTAGATCACCCGCGCAGACACGATGAGCAAATCGGCGGCCTGCTGTGCTGTTATCGGTTTGTCAGATGCCATATCACCTCCGATGCTTACCGCGTAATTCCTCGTCTTCCTGACAATCAGCACAGCGCTGGCATCCTGCCACCAGTTCCCGGCGCCGCTCGGGTATCTCTTCCCCGCAGTCGCGGCAATGAGTAGCTGAAACTGCGTTATGGTTGATGCGCATGTTCTGGATGGTCATTTCCAGCCGGCGCTCTGCCAGCTCGTTGGCTTGATCAATGATTTCTGGCATGTCAGCGCTCCTTTATATATCCGTTCAAAATACCTATCTCCACATAGAGATGGCTTGGCGTTAACCCAAGCTGCTTTATCAGCGGCATGCATCCGTTGAGGATCGGTCGTGATATCTCGTCGCAACTTAAAGCGGGAGATGACCGCCGTTGTGCCTTAACCTCATCGTTAGCCCTGCGCGCGATGCTTCTGAGCGCATTTTTCTTTTCTTCTGGCGTCATGCTGCCTCCCGTTTCTTATTGAGGTGGGGTGCATTCGAAAGGAAAACGGCCCTTGCAAAGCCCAGGGGAGTAGCGCTGCGAATGTTGGCGCGCTCGTCGCTGGGTGGGCATTCGTGAATTCGGTTGTCCGGATACCAGTCAGCGATGAGGTTCTCACCATGAAAGTTGAACACCTCCAGTGCCTTCTTCTTCGGCACCATCCGGCTAAAGTACTGCTTCACGCGTTCGATCGCCTGTGCCACTTGCGGGTGAATATCCTCTGCCGGCGCCTTGAAGCCGTTACCCGTCCAGAGGCAGGTCTGCTTCGTGTAGTTGTCATCCGCGCACAGCCCAGTGAACTGGTACGGATGGAACGTGTAATCGGCTGAGCCGAAGATGCTACTGAACACGCTCACCGGGTTTTCGAATGCCCACGGGCAGCCAGCCGCCAAGCCAACCATCCGGCATTGCTCAGCTACCAGCGCAGCCTTGCCCTGGAAATGCGGGTCTTTGGCGCGCTTGGACTCGAACCAGCGGGAACCGGAAACAGCAACGTCCGTGCATGGCGGGAAGCCGATGACGATGACGACGTTTTCAGAGCGGATAATCTGAGATAGCCGCGGCATCGCCTCAAGGATGGTTGCTGATATGCGCTCAACAGGACCGTCGATCGAAGTTTCAGGGTGCTGCGGGTCCACCAGGACGGCGCGATAACCTGCTTCGACCCATGGCTCAGCCATGACGCCAGTGATATCGCACAGGCAGATAATGGTTCCCTTGCTCATGCTGCCTCCGTCTTAACAACGTCGATGGCGCATCCAGGTATCAGCTCAACTGAAGCGGTGGCGCATTGGTTTCCCCAGTGGCTCCAGCCTGGCGCTGCGCTGCGACTGAACAGCTCAATCCGCGGTACGTCGCCGTATAGCAACTCCAGTCGGTGACGAACTTCCCACGGTTTCTCGCTGTGCGCGCCGAGTGGGCTGTAGACCACCTGCTTAATGCCGGCGTGCTTGCGCTCCAGCCCGGCGCCGCGGGTGGCGATCAGCACGTCTTCGGTATTGGCGCGGGTGTGGTTGCCGCCGTTCATGCGCGTCTCGGCATTCAGCAGGGCGAGGAAGTCGTAAAAATCGGTCACATCGCCCTCTGCCAGAGCCTTGGTAATGCGCAGCTCGGCCAGCTGATTCAACTTCACCCAGGTGAAGCCCTTCATCGTGCGCACCGTAAAGCCCCAGGCCTCGGCCAGCTCGATCGCCTCCTGGTTGTGGGTGCCGGTGTACCACATCGCCAATACGGCGTTATCCGCGGCGAGCTCCCACACCGGGAGCCGTTTCATATCGAGCAAGCTCATGGTGGGGTAGTGGTCGACGGCGGCACCGTTGCTGATCGTGTTCCCGTAAGACCAGGCCGGGTCGGCATAGATAAGTGAGTAGCGTTTCATCGCGCACCTCTTTTCGTGTCCAGCTCTTCAGCCAGCCGCTGAGCCTTTAACGGGTTTCTTACCACTTCACCAGATGGCATTAGCCAGCCACGATGAAGGACGGAGTACATGCACTTCACTTTCCCTACGGTTATGGCGTCGCGGTAATGTTTCATTTCCACTGCTCCCCGAAGGTAAAGCCGATCTCCGCCAGCGATTCGTCCATCTTGCTGATGAACTCCGGCACCATTTCGTTGAAGTCGGACATGTATTTGTCGTCGCGCTCAACAACCACGTGATGAATGCCTTCTCGCTTCATGCGAGGGTCATAATTCGCGAAATACCATGCATCCTTACCGGTTACCCACATGCTGAATTGCACCTGGGCCATGTAGGCGGATTTGATAGCCTCGAAGCCGCCAAGCCGGAATTTCATGAAGTCGCGAGAGGTGAAAGGGCACTTCAGCTCAAGGCCGCGGCCATCACTGCACAGGCCGTCTGGTGAGCAGGCGGTGCGCATACCTTCGTCACGGAAAAGGATCGGCGACTCGGTTACCTGCACGTCGGTGGTGAACTCAAACAGGGTGCGAGCGTCGGCCTCATACTGTTTCCCCCAGGCCAGCGCCTTGGCGTTAACTTCCGGCGCCACGCCGGTGCACACTTCGGCAAGGAGCGTAAGGAAGTAGGACATCTTCATATCAGTCCATTTCTTGCCTGACTTGGGCTTAGAAATGACGTTGTGAACTTCCGAGGCAGTGATCACGCCGAGGCGTAAGCGGTGCCAGGATTCATCTCCCTGTTCAACGCGGGTAACGTCAATGCCAGTTCGCTCGAGGATAATTTCTGGTGTCATGCTGCAACCTGCGCTTTTTTCTGAAGGAAGCTAAAGCCTTTCTGCGCTTCTTCTTCGGTGAGCTGTGATGCCTGGAAAATGTCACGCTTGAAGATGTTGCTGCACAGAGGCAGGAAGTCCTGCTCCCAGTCCTTATTCAGGGACGTCAGGAGGTCGGTAATTGCCTGCAGCGTTTCCTCACTGGCCACCAGGGGGAGCGCCTCTGTCGTGCTGCGCGGCGTCACGTCACGCGCATCCACTTCCAGCGTTTTACCTTCCATCTCTTCGGCAGTGGGCTGCTGGCCAATTTCAGGCCACGCCTTACGCAGAGCCTGAGCCTCGGCACACTTCGCCAGCTGGCCATAAGGGCGCTTTTTCCACATTGCGTTTGGCGCAGTAGTGTCGCGGCCGGCGGTGGCATAGTTCTCAACCCAGTATTCTTTCGCGCTGAATTCGACGATCTCCCCGCTCGGCATGCGCTTGCTGACTGTGTACTTGCACCATTGAGGTACGGTCACCTCAATACCGGTAAGCGTCAGAGTGACGTCCGGGCCGAACTCTGGTTCTTTTGCGCCAGCGTAATCACCGGAGCGATCGGCCTGAATCCGATAAAGCCCGATGCCCGGCATAACCACATCGCGCCACTCGCTTTTACCCGACTTCGAGTCCTTAACGCTCATTGGCACCAGATGAACGGGCTTCAGAAGCGGATCGAGGTTTCTGGCCCGGCAGTAGTCCAGCGCCATCATCACTGACTCATCCTTGGCGCCAGGATAAATACTGTTCTTGAGAGCGCTCCAGGTAGCGCAGTCAATGCCTCGCTCAGCAAGAGAGCTGGCTGTAATCACAAGTTCGTTAGCCATTGCTATTCCCCAAAGTTAAAACGGGCAGCCGGTGCGGTGATCCCAGTCGTATTCCGCCTGGGCGTAAGCTACTGCCGAAATGAGATTGTTATATGCCTCGCCAGCTGCATCGCTGCGGAGGCCTTCGTATGGGCTTTTGTCCATCGGCACAGAGAAGCGGAACAGGCCTGACGGCTCTTTCGGCAGGGCGTCGATAATTTCCTGCGCCCGATCGTCAATCCACTTTTGCTTCTCTTCGGTTAGCGACTGTTCAGCCCATTTCCTTTCTTCGATAGCGTCGTATGCGCGGTATGCGTTCATAAGCACCTCAGTAACTGATACCGGTATGGGGAATGCGGCCGTCTTTAACCGCTGTAAGCACCTCGATAGCCTGATCCCGAGTAAGGCTGGTATTGGCCAGAAGAGCTTTGACGATTTCAGTGCCTACAGCCTTGCGGTGCTTAACGTCGGCTTCGCGGCGAGCCTGCTCATCGGCTTTACGTTTCTCCTCAGCCAGGCGGGCCTGTTCGCGTTGCTCTGCCTCGCGGCGGATGCGATCGGCTTCTTCCTGAGCTTTGCGGCGCTCCGCTTCGATAGCGGCCTGCTTGTCAGCCTCAGCTTTCTTCTCGGCTGCAATGCGATCTCGCTCTGCCTGCTCAGCTTGTGCTTTCAACACAGCTTCGCGATGCGCCGCTTCTTCACGTTCACGCTGTGCGCGCTGCTCAACTTCTCGGGATGCTGCGGCGGCTGCCATTCGCTTAATTTCTTCTTCATGGGCAATGCGCTGGCGCTCAGCCTCAGCTGCTTTATCTGCCTGCTCTCGGTCGAAAGCGTCATTCATCAGCAGGGCCATTTCGTGGTCAGACTCAATCCGAGCTGCCAGCTGCCGATCGAACTCTTCATTCATGGCCAGTGCTTCGACGTGAAGGGCGTTCATGGCTTCTTCGGCCTTAATGCGTTCCTGCTCCGCCTCCCATTCGGTCAACGGGCGACGCACTTCATCTTTCAGTGCATCGAGACGCTCACGGATAACGCGGCGGCTTTCATCAATCTGCTTTGGCAGCGCCTTCAGCTCAGCGACCAGGTCTTTACCTGCGTTGTCGATGTAGGTTTTAGAGCGCGCGACCTTGTGAGCCATGGATGCGATAGCATCGCGGCCTTTTTTGGTGGTCACGTCCGGCACCAGACTGCGAGCCTCTTTTTCGATCGCTTCGATAAGCGGATCGAGTTGGTCGTTATTGGTGAAAACCGCCATCGCGTTCTTTTTCTCGATGACGACTAAATCCATTATTTCGCTCATGGTTTCCCCTGAAATTTGGTTGTAAGAATCCCCGGCGCGATGAAAGCCGCCTGATAGTTCAGTTAAATTCTTCGTTTCGATTACCGGCTGAGACCTTGTCCCAACCCGTTCAGATAAACTTCAACCAGCAAGTCGGTTGTGTAAGTCCGCTCAATCCCGCGATGCAGGTACAGGCGGCCGCGTTTATTTGCTGATGCTGTCCAGGTGCTTTCCCGATGCTTAACGAGCATCCCTGGGAGAACGGCGCCGCGGTTAACGGTCTGTGTCCCGTAATGATGACTAACCATTGAACACCCCCGTAACGTGCAGAATTTTGATAATCAACGCTGTCCAGATAACGCCGCAGATCAGCAGGCAGTAAATCAGTGAACGAATGCCATTTCTGCTCATGCTGAACCACCAGGCATCAGGCAGAACGCGCTTGCTATCAGTACGCATACGACGATGGCGAATGCGTGTGCCAGAAACTTAAACCACTCAGTTTTATCTTCTTCGCGGATCATCTCTTCACCTTTGCCTTATCGCGGCTAACGGGACGTTTTGACTTCACCCCGGCGTTGCCGGTGTTGTTTGGATGGCTTAAATTTACAGATAAAACTGTATTTTCGTCAACAGACAAAACTGTATTTTTTGTCGTTGATTACATATCTAACTGTAATGAAAGGTGATTTATTTTGATGAGGCGAAAAAAAACCGGCATACGCCGGTTCTATTCTGAGAGGGGGGGGTTAGCGCTTTCTTCGATAGATTCTGTGTTCAATCATCACGCCGATGATTGTTAGTGGTTGATGATCGCTACTGATAATCGGGTAGTCATCATTCAATGGCACAAGCTCGAAATGCTGGCAGCCCAGGTGATCCGTGTAAGTAGGTCGATATTTTTTAAAGGTCGCTTGAGCCCCACCGTTCTTGGCCACAACAAACTCTCCGGGGGTTGGCTCAACTTCGGGGTCTACAATGATCACATCTCCAGCCTTGAAGTCTGGCTCCATCGAATCGCCTTCGATGCGTAAAGCAAAAGTAAAATCAGAAACTTCGTTGTCTGTAAGGATGTACTCAAAACTCCCATCAAATGCCTCAATGGGATTTTTTTCTGCGAGAGCCCCTGCCTGGACATAGCTTATGAGAGGCACCTTCTTGCTGCTAACTTCAGCAATAGGCATAAAGGCTCCGCCATTCATTAGCCAGTCAGGATCGCACTTTAGCGCCTTAGCTATGCCAATAATGTTACGCGGTTTTCTGGTGTCTCCCTTTTCAATGCTCTGCCATGACTGCTGAGTTATTCCGGCATTCAACGCTGCCTCGGTCTGCGTTAGACCGAGCTCAATTCTCTTTTGCTTTACGCGATCTGCAAGGCTCATAAATCCCTCTCAATGTATGCCTTGATATTCACAGTTAAAACTGTAATTGACAAACAGAAATAACTGTCACAGAATACAGATAAAACTGTAGGAGGTAACATGGAAACCATTTCGCAACGCCTCAAAAAAAAGCGCGAAGAGATGAATCTGTCTCAGGCGCAATTAGCAAAAAAAGTTGGCATGAGACAGCAGTCTCTGCAGGCAATTGAGGCCGGGACAACCAAGCGCCCACGTTATTTGTTCGAACTGGCAACTGCGCTCCATTGCGACCCTAAGTGGCTGCTTTATGGCGAGATGCCATCTCAATCTCAATAAGTTGCCGATTTAATCGGCCTTTCAAACACCACCAGAGGAAGTATCACAAATGGAGAGTTCAACGACACGCAACAAAGTGGAGGCTCGCAGGATAGAAAGCTGGTTACACAGCCAGATAGCTGAACTGGGAACCACGAATATCGCCAAAGTGGCCGGAGTGAATAAGTCGACGGTGAGTCGCTGGCGGGAAAGTCTGCTGCCGAACATGTCGCTGCTGCTGGCCATCCTGATTTCTAACAGGACGGGAGATAAAGGTGACTTTGAAGCATGAGTGGGAACAGAAAGGCGAAAGCCGCAGTGCACGAACACTAACGGCTTTCTACGCGAATTAACTGGATCAATTCACAGGAGTAATTATGCCTAAGAGCAACAGATTTTACCAGGCACAAACACACAAAAATGTTACCCGCGATCGCTTCATTCGCTCGGTTAACCCGGTGGTTGGCATGAAAATGCGCGCCATCCTGGAAGAGCTGAAACGGAAGGAGGAAGGCCGTGAGTAACGTTCTCCGCATATCCGATTTTAGAGGGTCTCAGAAGCCCATGGAGAAACCTCAGCCATCAGGGCAGGGGTTGGTATTCCTGCACCGTAAAGTAAGAGAACTGCCGTTCTACAAGACCGACAGTGAAGCCGTCCATCTGTGGATCCATCTCATCATGGAGGTGAATTCAGCTGACGGGATGGTAACCACAGAGCTTGGTGAGTATCCGGTTTCCCGCGGTCAGGTGATCACCGGGCGACATACCCTGTCGAAAGACACGGGAATAGCACCTGACAGGGTTAAGTACCTGCTGAACAAGTTCGCGAAAATGGGCATGATCACCACCCTGGCAAACAAGAAATTTACACTCTTAACCGTCACCAAATATGACGATTATCAGCAATTTTTTGTGCCAACAGAATGCCAACAAAGTGCCAACGCAAACCCAGTAACCACGCTGCGTACCGGCGAGGTTGTGCCAACAGAATGCCAACAAAGTGCCACAAACAATATATTAAATAATATCTCTTCTACTGACGTAGAAGAGAGTGCATCAGCGTCACCAAAATCCGAACCTAAAAAACAGTCCCTCAGCTGTGAGCAGGTTGTCGATGTTTATCACCAGGTGCTACCGGAAGCGCAGGGGATCAGGGTCCTCACTGATAAGCGCCGCAACCTGATCCGCTCGTTCTGGCAGAAAGCCAACAAAATTACCCGTCAGCTTGATGGCCACAGCTTTACCCTGGCCGACTGGGAGTCTTACCTGAGCTACATCGCCAGTAACTGCCGCTGGATGCTTGAGAATCGCCCTGATCAGCGCACCGGGAAAACCTGGCGCCGCAAGTCGCTGGAATACTTCCTGAACGTCGATGTCTACGCCAAAACGCGCGAGGGGGCCTGTGATGACCTCTGATTTCATGACCCCTCCGCACAGCATTGAAGCAGAGCAGAGCGTGCTGGGCGGGCTCCTGCTTGACGATGACAACAGTGAGCGTACTCAGAAGGTGCTTTCGATTCTCAAGCCAGAATCGTTCTACGCGCGCCCTCATCAGGTCATTTTTGCTGAAATGCGCCAGATGTACCGCGACCATAAGCCTGTCGATCTGCTGACCCTGTTTGATGCTCTGGAAAGCAAGGGGCTGACAGAGACCGTTGGTGGCTTTGCATACCTGGCTGAAATGTCGAAGAACACGCCAAGCGCGGCGAACATCGTGGCATATGCGATGCGTGTTCGTGAGACCGCTATGGAGCGCTACGGCATCGAGAAAACAACGAAGGCGATCGAGTTGCTTTATGCCCGCAACGGCATGACGGCAGAACAGAAGTTTGACGCAATTCAGGGATTATTCACTGAGATAACCGAGCACGTAAAAACAGGGCGACGGACTGGGCTTCGCACGTTCTATGACGCTGTTACTGACTGGTCAGCAGAATTCGACGAAAGGCTCAAGCCGGATGGCCGTTCCCGCGGGTTGTCGACCGGGATCCGCTCTCTGGATGAACTTCTCGGTGTGAAGCGCATTGTGCGTGGCAGCCTGTTTGTTATAGGCGCACGCCCGAAGATGGGTAAAACCACGCTCTACACCCAGATGGGGATCAACTGCGCGACGGTCGAGAACGAGCCGGCCCTTATGTTCTCCCTCGAAATGCCGGAAGGGCAGATGGTGGAGAAAATCACTGCGCAGAAGGGGAGGATCTCTCCAAACCTGTTTTACCCGGACATGACTAAGGATGACTACGGCTATCGCGGGGACTGGAACAGCGATCTGCAAAAGGCCACCGGTGTAATGGGCGCCCTTATTGAAACCAACAATCTCCTGATTGATGACACACCGGGTATTTCACTGGCGCATGTCATGGCTGAGTCACGTCGCATCAAGCGCGAACGCGGCAAGGTCGGAATGATCCTTGTTGACTACCTGACGCTGATGACTGCCGATAAGGCAGAGCGAAATGACCTTGCTTACGGGCTGATCACCAAAGGCCTGAAGATTCTTGCTAAGGAGCTGGATTGCGTCGTCGTTCTCCTGACTCAGCTCAACCGGGATCTGGAGAAGCGAACCAACAAGCGACCGCTGCCGAGCGACTCCCGCGACACAGGCCAGATAGAGCAGGACTGCGATTACTGGCTGGCCATATACCGGGAGGGCGCCTACGACGAGAACGCAAACCAGAGCGACACAGAGCTCCTCCTGCGCCTTAACCGGCATGGTGAGACTGGTGTTGTCTATTGCGAGCAACGTCACGGAGCGATTTATGACTGCGATCAGGAAGCTGCCAGTCAGCGCCGGCGCGAGAAAGAGCAAAAACCAACCAAGCGGGGTGGATTTTGATGACAGGAAAAGACGCAATTTTGAACTACCTGAAAACGCATAAAACCTGCAGTTCTCCAGATGTCGCCGCAGCGTCCGGAATGACGCATACCTGCATCAACCAGGCTGCAAATATCCTGGCAAAGCAGGGGGTGCTGGTAGCGGAAGCTCGCGTGTGGCGTACGGTTTACTACCGGTTGGCCACCGAAGAAGAGATTGCAGGCAGGAAGAGCACCAATCAGATTTTCAACGAGTGTCGGCAAAGCCCGGCGATGAAGCGGGTACTGGCTGTTTACGGGAGAACATCAGCATGACTATCACACTACAGGCAGTAAACAAGCTCATCGCCTCCATGGAGAGCGCAGGCGAGCTGTCGATCAGAGAGCAGAAGTTCCTGAAGCTGGCTAAAGAGTTTCGCATTTGCAGCGCTTCACTGGATGCCGCCATAAAAACCGGGAATATGCTGGCAGACCAAAATGCTCAACTGGCTGCGGAGAATGTGGCGCTGAAGGACATCAACGCATGGTGCAAAACGGATGCATTCAAAAACATGTACCGGGAGTTTAAAACAGCAGAGGCGCTTGGATGCTCTGATGCGGATTGCATGCATGATGCAATGCTTGTCGCAATTATGCATGCGCCTGCCACCCCCGCCACCGATCGCATCGTAGCCGGGATTAAGGCTGACGGGGTGGAGGAGTTTGCGGCAAAACTTCGAATTCCTGGTGATGACCAGTTTTTTGACGCTTTAGCAAAAGGGATTGCACTTGCTGCTGACGACTTCGCCAAGCAACTGCGCGAGGGGGCCGACAAATGAGCAGGAATGACTTCAGGCGACCGATAGCTGAGCACATCTCAAACATTCGCTCAGAGCTGGCAAAAATACCAGCAGAAAAGCGTCTTCACGTCATAGCTGAGGCGTTGTACGACATGAACCCGACAGGAGACGATGAGGTTCTTAGAGCTTCCTGTGGCTGCTATGAGTGGGATATCAGCATGGACTACCGCAGCGCCGACATCCGTTATGCAGATAAAAACAAACAGGAGGTGCAGCATGACTGATATCACCGAACTGGCGCAGAGCCTGAAAGCGGCGGCAGAGAAAGCGAGTAACGGCGACTGGGTTAAAGAATCTGGCGACGGCTGGGAAGCGTGTTGTAGCGCAAATGACCAGGCCAACGGCGGATTCATCATCGCGCACTTCGTAGGTCCAGATGCAGCGGAGAACCGCGAGTTCGTCCAGGCCGCTAACCCTGCCAACGTTCTCGCGCTGGTAGAGGCGCTGGAGTATTACAAGTCACGTGAAGAGCGCGTGACAAGTCTGGTGCGCGACAACTCAAAAAGTTGGGATGAGCTGTATCGACAGGTTGAGGCCAAAGGAAAACGAAACGTTGAGCTGGTAGAGGCACTGGAATCAGAGAAACGTATTTGCGCAACGTGGAGAAAAACAGCTGAGGCTAACAGCGAAAAGCTGGAGAAGGCGCAGCAGCAAATGACTGAAAGCGAAAATCGCGTTCGCAAGCAGAATCGCCACATCTGTGAGCTGTTCGACGATAACACAGCACTGCGCCAGCGCATCGCCGGGCTGGAGGCCCGCACCGTGAAGCTGCCAGACTTACGGCAGATTGTATCTGGGGACAGATATGTCTGGTCTGATGGTGTTTATAACTACAGCCAGGACGTAAAGGTAGCGCTGGCCGCCGCTGGCATCAAGGTGGAGGCTGAGTGATGGCACTGACACATGATGAACTTTGCCAGATAGCCTATCAATTCCTCAAGCGGAACGGCTTCAAAGTCTGCTTTCACGATCGCTTTGTCGCTGTCACCAGTACCGGTGAGCAGCCAGACGCGATGGGGTTCAGGAATTTCGCATCCTGCCTGATAGAGGCGAAGTGTTCCCGTGCCGACCTACTGGCAGACAGGAAGAAACGCTTCCGGATACGCCCGGAGCTTGGCATGGGTGACTGGCGATTCTTTATCAGCGAGCCGGGGATTATCTCTGTCGAAGACCTTCCGCCAGGCTGGGGGTTACTGCATGTAGTCAATGGAAAGGTTCGAAAGGTTCACGGATGGCCACAGGGAAACTGTTGCTGGGGAAACGCAGAGGATAAGCCATTCACCGGCAATAAGCAGGTCGAATGCGATTACATGCTGTCAGCACTGCGTCGGATGGAGTTGAGAGGCCATCTAAATGAGATTTATGACGGCGTGATAGTTAACCGGGCAGCAGAAGGAGCCAACCAATGACCAATAACCAGTTAGCAGAAAACAGCGTCATCCAGCTTTTGAACAGCGTCAAACTGGCGCGCGATAACGCAGAACGCGCCGACAATCGAGTTGACCACTCGTTTTATTACGCGCTGACGATTGCTCTGGAAGAGCTGCAGGAACGCCGCAAGGCCGCAATGGACAGCGAGCAGGATTGTAATGAGCGACAGCTTTTCTGTTCAACCGATACAGCCAGGATGAGAAAGGTAATCTCTGCCTCTGCTGGGACCGAGGATGCGCCGCTCTATCGCCACGCGCAGCCAGCGTCGGAACGTGACCAGGTACGCAGTGCGCATGCCGAGTGGTCACAGGCTACCTTTGGCAATGTCGGACCGGTTGGCCCGCTGAAGCACCTCAGCAAAGAAGCACTGGAAGCCGCTGCCGAGCCTGGCGACCTGTCGGAGTGGGCTGATATGCAGTTTCTGCTGTGGGATGCGCAGCGTCGTGCAGGCATCACTGATGAGCAGATTACGCAGGCAATGATTGAAAAGCTGGCAGTCAATAAACAGCGTAAATGGCCGGAGCCGAAAGACGGAGAGCCGCGCCTGCACATCAAAGAGCAGCCAGCGCCGGTAGTGCTGGTAATTCCTGATGAGATGACATCAGGGCAGGCATATGAAATAGGATATTACTATGGAGACCCTGTAGACGTGTTTGCGCGTGGAGCTAACTGGATGCGTCAGCATATCATTGACTCCACATTAGCAGCCGCCCCGCAGTCTCCCGGCAGTGACCCTGCCACCGTACCGGGTAAATGGATTTCGGTAAGCGAGCGGATGCCGGAAAATGATGGGGCATATCTTTGCTGGGATAATCGTTACGTAACTACCTACGCATTCATATTTGGTGCTTGGCAGGCAAACCAATTCATTGCCAAGAATATAACCCACTGGATGCCGCTGCCGGCTGGGCCGCAGGAGGTGAGGTGATGCCGAGGGCTAGTACGGTAGGCGAAATCGTCAGGTCTGACATGGTGCAGTCTGGGGCGCTCAGAAAGCGATACTGGCAATCATCATCTCTTCCGTTTCGTGAAAAGCGTAAGCACAGGCCACAACCTTGCCATTTCAGAAGAGATAGGGTGCTTCAAAAAATCATGCGCAGGGAGATGGAAGCCATGGTTAATCGCCTTAGTAAAATCGATGCTTCAAAGATTCTTGAGGAAGTTGGCGATGCCTAAATCCCCCGCAGAACGCAAAGCCTCCAGTTGAAATCAAACCCCTCTCCTGAGGGGTTTTATCGTATATGCTCATTTTGCTTTTATCCCCGGGAAGGGCGATAATTACTTAGTCAGTCTGGACAACTGACAACTTTACCCCGGCGCCAAGTGGGGACACATGGCGCACAAAACCTTACAGCAATCCCTGTCACCGATGGCGAAAGCCTCCGGCGATTTTCTGCATTCAGCGTTTAGCCTCTGCGGAGGTGAAGCGTGAACATCCCTCAATGCGGCATCAAGCTGCACAACGGCAACTTCAGCGCTATAGGCAAGATTCTTCAGGAGCAGCTCTCTGACGGGAAATGTCTTCGCCTGCAGGTCAAAGAGTGGCGTGAAAAACGCAGCCTGAGCCAGAACGCACTCAGTCACATGTGGTACGCGGAAATCAGCGAATACCTGATTAACTCAGGACGTACCGACGCAACTCCCGAGTGGGTTAAGCGGAACCTAAAAAAGACCTATCTCGGCTGCGAAGAGGTGACATACACCGACTTCATCACCGGTGAGAAAACCACAACCTGGGAACCCCGGCATACCTCCGATCTTGATACCGGCGAAATGCACATCTTCCTGACCAAAGTAGAGGCCTGGTGCGCTCAGTTTGGTCTGGCTCTCACCATTCCACACGGTTGCGAATATCAGCAACTGCAGCAAAAGCAGGAGGCCTGATGAGCAGCCTTCTCGCCAAAGTAATGGAGCGCGGTATTTTCCGCGTGCCGGCGCGCCGCAAACGCAAGGTCGAAGTTAAGCCTTCCGACATCCCGACCCTGAAAGACTACACAGCCCGCCTGGTCGATAAGAAGTGGCTCCGCCTGAGAGCAAGGAGGCCACATGCGTAAACCAGCACGCCGTAAATGCGCCCACTGCCGCGAATGGTTCCATCCTGCCCGGGAAGGGCAGGTGGTATGCAGTTTTGAATGCGCCAGCGCGATCGGCAAAAAACAGACAGCAAAAGCCCGGGAGGCGGCGAAGGCCAGGGCGGTGAAGCGCCAGCGCGAATCCGAGAAGGAAGGTCGCCAGCGTCGCCGCGCTAAGCGTGAGTCATTCAAGACAAAGGCTCAATGGGATAAAGAGGCTCAGTCAGCCTTTAACCGGTATATTCGCATTCGTGATGAAGGTAAGCCCTGCGTGAGCTGCGGAAACCCGCTTATTGGTAAGAGCAACTACCTGACCGGCAGCGCAATTGACGCCAGTCATTACCGTTCCCGTGGTGCGGCGTCGCACCTGAAATTTAACGTGTTCAATGTCCACTCCGCCTGTACCCGCTGCAACCGGCAGTTGAGCGGAAATGCCGTTGAATACCGCATTCACCTGATTGAACGCATTGGCCTGGATCGCGTAGAGCGCCTTGAGGCTGATAACGAGCCGCGCCGGTTCGATATTCCCTACCTGCAGCGCATCAAATCCATCTTCACCCGCAAAGCCCGCGCGCTGGAGAAGCGCCGCGCCCGTCAACAGGAGGCAGCATGAGCACCCACAACACCCTCGCATTACTCAACTGGTACCGATCAAAGCATGTTGCCGCGGTAAAGACACCTGCAGGCATTGTCTTTATGGGGATGCGTAACGTTACCGCCGATCAGCGAAGAACGCTTCCGGCAATCCCGCAAGCTGACCTCGAAGCAGCGTTGAGGATTCAGCAATGACCCGCGACCAGATAGCCCGATACCAGGCCGAAAGCGTCATGCGCGCCAAGATGCCGCCAGTAGCAAAGCACAGCCAGAACCAGACCAAAACCAAACAGCCATTAGGAGAAGCAGCATGAACCTCGAAAGCGCAGTTAAATTTCACTCTCCTAAATCGCCACAGCTTTCAGACGCACCAAGGGCGACCGCGTCAGATTCTTTAACTGGCACTGATGTTATGGCGGCATTCGGCATGGTGCAAAGTCGCGCCCCACTTGGATTCAGTGCTTTTAGCGGGAAGATGAATCTGAGCGAAGTCGATAAAAAGAAAGCTGTTCAGTTGCTAATGCAATACGGGGTAAAGCACTGCGATAAGGTGGCAGCCTTTCGCAAGCTTGAGACAAATGTTAAGGGCAAGATCCTGCAAACCCTCGCAACTTTTGCATATCAGGATTATTGCCGATCAGCGGCTAGCCAGCTTACCTGCTCATGCTGTAAGGGCCGCGGCGTAATCAGGAGGGAGGAACTGGTGGTTAAGCACCCCGGATGTGGAGAGAAAACGCCTGCAAAAACAGCTAAAGAGCAGGTGGAAGAAACGTGCAAGAAATGTAGTGGCCGAGGCGTCATATCAACATCCTGCGTGAAGTGCAGAGGGAGAGGTGTGGCAATGGATCGCAAGAAGTCAGAGGAGCAGGGCGTGCCAGTTATGAGTGCTTGTCGTCAATGTTCAGGGAGGGGGTATGAGCGCCTTCCGGCAGCGTCCTGCTATCGTGCCATCTGCCAGTTTACTGATGCTATTTCACCTGGCGTATGGGACAAGGCCGTTAAGCCATTCTATGAGAATTTAATTGCAGAGATTGAAAAGGCGGAATCTTCAGCAAATGCGATCTTATCGAAAGTTACTAGCAAAGTTTGATTCCGATAACGATTGCAGCTTGCAAAATGACGAAAGTTAGAATATCATCGCCCTAACACTATAAATCCGTGAATTGTTACGGTAAAGAATTCAAGCCCGAGGTTAACGCCTTGGGCTTTTTTATGCCTGCGATCCGGTCAGGGCTCTTGGGTAGAGACGTGCTGCACGACACGTCGACACCCGCCGCGCAAGAGCCCTGAACCAGATTATATGCGTCAGTTACCCGCTGATCCGCCGCCATTAACATTTTCAGGAACAGTGAGTTCTGGAACGCTACGACGGGGGCTATAGAGCGTGTGGTTGTCAACAACCCAGCCATCATTAACCCATTTAGTAACCTGTTGAGGGTTTACCTCCATGTGACGGGCAAACGCTGATTTGTTGCCATTAAAATAATAATCTACGTATTCATCGATCGTCATAGTTGGTTAATAATCCTCAAAGCATTTTTCAACAAAGCGCTCACTTTCTTCATCGACATAGTTGCAACTGTCGTACTGAACATTAAACCCTGCGTCTGTGGCTTTCTTTTCAACGAACTCAAAGAAAGATTTGGCTTCGTCCTTGTCCATATTGAAACGTGCTTCAGGGTCATAAGTATTGATAGTGATTGTAGTCATTTTCGGTCCCTCGTAATGGCGGCGGAATGCCTGCCTGTGAAAACAATATAATCAAAAAATGATTATATGCAAACGATCTTATAATCAATAATTGATTATGTTGACCTGAATCAATTTACCTCGGTAGTAACGGGTAATTGGTCAGCGCCTTACCCTCATTGTCAGCCATTGCGCTGACCTTTTTATTATCAGGTCCCGCGGGAATCATCATCGACACGCTTCGTTGTTAAATCCAGCCCGACGGGCCTGACCCTTTTCAAACACACAGCTTCCCGATCTTCCATCGGAGGCGGTAACTATGGCTAAACGTATGCAAGACAAAGAGAGCATTGCCGGGATGTCCTGGCTGGTTCTGCTGATCATTGCTTGCTGGGGTGGACTTGTCCGCTACCTGATAGATGTGAAGCAGAGCAAGGCAACATGGAGCTTGATCAATGCTCTTGCCCAAATGGTGGTTTCAGGGTTTACCGGCGTTATTGCTGGCCTGGTGAGCATTGAAAGCGGACTGAGCATTTACATGATTCTGGCAACCGCGGGGATAAGCGGCGCGATGGGCTCCGTAGCGTTGACCTATTTCTGGGAGCGCCTGACGGGGATTAAAGATGCAAATCAGTAATAACGGTATCGCGCTGATTAAGCGATTTGAGGGTTGTCGGTTAACCGCATATCCCGACCCGGGCACAGGTGGTGATCCCTGGACGATTGGCTACGGCTGGACGGGAAAAGTAGACGGGAAGCCTATCAGGCCCGGAATGAAGATTGACGAAGCAACGGCGGATCGTCTGCTGCGCACTGGCGTAGTGAGCTTTGATCAGGCGGTAAGCAAGATGCTCAAAGTTACCGTTACCCAGAACCAGTACGACGCGCTTGTGTCGCTGGCCTACAACATCGGTACTCGAGCGTTATCCACATCAACGCTGATGAAGAAGCTGAATGCAGGTGATGTGAAAGGCGCGGCTGATGAGTTCCTTCGCTGGAACCGGTCAGGCGGCAAGGTAATGGCTGGCCTCACTAATCGCCGCAAGGCAGAGCGAGAAGTCTTTTTATCGTGAACACGGGGAACCTATGAACTATCTCATTAACCGGCTAAAAGAGCCGTCAACATGGCGCGGCATCATCCTGGTCATTGCTGGCGTATTTGGCTACCAGATGCCGGCTGGCATTCAGGAAACCGTCATCGCTGGCGGCGTAGCGCTGGCTGGCGTTGTTGGTGCGGTGATGCCGGACAGTGTTAAGAAGTAACTGCGCGACAGGCATTACAGAGCCACTTCAAGAGGTGGCTCGATAATGTCACAACGAGGTAAGCCATATGCGCACCACTGGAATCCTAATGGCGGAAATTACGTTTCGCCCATACATGAAGCCGCTGCTTATCCTTTCAGTGCTTTTGCGCTGGGGCTGGCTCACTAAGAAGTGTATCCGGATTGTCCCTGTAATTGGCAAGCAGGCATAATTATAAAGTTCTGCAAATGGTGCATTAAAAGCGCCATTGACAGAGTTTTATGTAAGTTTGTTGATGTCTCGGTGTCGAAATTACCGAGCAAGTATCTTCGGTGCCTAGAGGATTGTTCTGCATGACTGAAAATGACAATCGCAGACCATACCCTCCCGTCAACTTTACTGGCGAAAACTGGCTGCCGTATACCCGGCTGATCCCTGCTACCGAAATCGGCGAATGGGTAAATCAGAACATCCTCTCCGAAGATGGCCGAATCCATAACCCTGACCATGCGCACTTGGTCGATGCTGATGTCGCGTTTATGTGGGCCTCTGGCTCATTCTCCAAAAGCGGCCGCATTGTGCTGGGCCAGTGTGAGCAGGTAATGATGCGCGCTGGAGGCTGGCAGAAATCCCGCATGGAGCAGCAGATGCATGAATGGTTCGGTCGTATACCTAAGTTCATCATCACCCTGGCTGCTGACTACTGCGAGCAATGCAACGATCTGGAGTTCTGCGCACTGGTAGAGCATGAGCTTTACCACATCGCCCAGGCTACCGATGACTATGGCGCGCCAAAGTTCAACAAAGAAACCGGAATGCCGGTGCTTAAACTTCGCGGCCATGACGTCGAGGAGTTCGTCGGAGTGGTCCGGCGTTACGGCGCCAGCAAAGACGTGCAGGAAATGGTGGATGCGGCGAACAGGCCGGCGGAGGTTGCTCATATCGATGTTGCCAGAGCATGCGGGACGTGCATGCTGAAACTGGCTTAATAACTGGACTGTACTGGACGGATGGTGAAACATGGCTGCACTAAAACCAGAGGTGAAAGCCGCCATTGTTCAAATGCTTGCGTGCTATGACACGCCTTCGCAGGTGGTCGAGGCTGTCCAGAAAGATTTCGGTATCACCATCACCAGGCAGCAGGTTGAAACTCACGACCCGACAAAGGTTAGCGGGAAGACTCTCGCCAAAAAATGGGTCGACCTCTTCAACCGCACCCGCGACCGCTTCCTCAACGAAATCTCCGACATCCCGATCGCCAACAAAGCCTACCGCCTGCGCGTCCTGCAGCGAATGTCGACGACTGCCGAGGGTATGAAAAACCTCGGCATGACAGCTCAGTTACTGGAGCAGGCTGCAAAAGAGGTTGGCGATGCCTACAGCAACAAGCAAAAGGTCGAGCTGACCGGTAAAGATGGCGGCCCGCTGAATCAGGTGACGTACACCGCTGAAGACTATGCGAAGGCCCAGCAGAAGCTGGAGGGAAGGTTAGAAGGGCTGGACTGATATGAGCGGAATTATCGAATGGGATGACCTGTCATTCCCGGAGCGCGTGATCATCCGTTCAAAGTCCACGAAGTCATTCCTGAACTTCACCCGGATATGGTTTGAGCTGATTCAGGGTGATCGGCTGCTGGTTAACTGGCATCACCGCCTGATGGCTTCAAAAATTGATGATCTGCTTGCCGGGCGCCTTGTCCCGCGAAACCTGATTATCAACATCCCGCCCGGCGGTACAAAAACAGAGTTCTTCTCCATTCACTTCCCGGCGTATGTCAACGCCCTGGTGCAGGAGAAGCGGCTTAAACGCTTTCGCAACCTGAATATCTCTTTTGCTGACACGCTGGTAAAGCGTAACAGCCGGCGCACCCGCGACATTATCGCCAGCCGCGAATATCAGGAGTTCTGGCCCTGCTCGTTTGGTGTCAACCAGGCGGAAGAGTGGGAGATAAAGGACGAGCGAGGGCGCTCTATAGGCCAGACAGTATCGCGCTCAAGCAACGGGCAGATCACCGGTGGTCGTGGTGGCTACTACGGACCAGAGTTTTCCGGCATGGTGATGCTGGACGACTACAACAAGCCGGTTGACATGCTCAGCGAGTCCCGACGCAAAAGCGCGAATACGCTACTGGTAAACACCATCCGCTCACGTCGCGGCGATAAGTCGAAAGAGCACCCGACTCCGTTTGTGAGCATTCAGCAGCGCCTGCACACCGACGACGCAACAGGCTTCATGCTTTCCGGCGGAATGGGCGTGCCGTTTCACCATGTAGCCATACCGGCCATGATCGACGAGAAGTACATCCAGTCGCTCGATGAGCCATGGCGTTCGCTTTGCTGGGAAACGGTCAAAGATACCGATTCTGTGGTCGTTGGTGGCGTTCGCTACTGGTCATACTGGCCGCAGATGGAAGACGTTAACGACCTCCTGCAGCTGTGGGAAAAGGACCGCTATACCTTCCTGTCGCAATACCAGCAAAACCCGATGGCGCTGACTGGCGGGATCATCGACACCAGCTGGTTCAGAACGTACACCACGCTGCCGAAACTTACGCACCGCGCCGTGTACGTCGATACGAACAGCGGGAAGGTAGAGGACTGGCTGGATTACACCGTATTTACGCTGGCTGGCATGGGCGTGGACGGGAATCTGTACATCATCGATGTCGTTCGCGGACGGTGGGACCCGGAAGACCTCCTGAAGAAAGCGGAAGAGGTTTGGGAAAAATGGCGCCTGTCTGGCTCCATGCGGGTTATGCCGCTCCGCCATATGGCCATTGAAGAGAAGCAAGCCGGACAGGGCCTCATTACCACTCTGAAAAAACGTAGCCAGACCCCCGGGCAGCTCGCCATCCCGGTGAGGGAAATTCCGCGCGGCACCGGGCAGAACAAGCTCGTTCGCTGCCTTAACGTCATCCCCCAAATCAAAACCGGGAAAGTGTTTGTCCCGGCGACGCACACCGAAGACGGACAGAAGCTTTCCAGCATCTTTTACGAGGACGGCACGATCGCAGGCTCAACGGAGTGGGTGCTGACGGCGATGACGGAATGCGCTGCTTTCTCCGCTGATGACAGTCACGACAACGACGACATCCTCGATACCTGGATGGACGCAATCGACGACAACCTGATTTCCGGCCCGCAGCCGATGGTTATCGACCCGAATCAACTCAGGAGAATTTAAGTGTGGTGGTTTAAAAAGAAAGAAGTCGCCGCGCCTGAGCCGGCAAAAGAACCTGAAGCACCGAAGGTCGGGATCAGACCAGAGGCCGTGGCCGAAGTCCGTGCATTACCGAAAAGAGAGTTTCAGCGCTACGAGCCGCCGAAAGGGGTGATCCCCGAGGCTATCAAAAGCGCCATTCTGGCAATGGACTCCACGCCTTACGATGATCTCAATGCTGCATATGGCGGTTACGGCTACGGCGACTTTGATAGCTTTCCCGGCTACCCGTACCTGGCCACGCTGGCGCAGAAGCCTGAATATCGCAAGATGGTCGGCACCATCGCGGAGGAAATGACCCGCAAATGGATAAAGCTCAAAACTGTCGGCGATGAAGACAAGGCGGATCGGGTAAAACAGCTCGAAGAGGCCATGAAGCGGTTTAAGGTGCGCGAGCGCTTTAAAGAAGCCGCAGAACACGACGGCTACTTTGGCGGTGGCCAGATTTACATCGACGTTCGTTCGCCGCGGGGAATCTCCGCATGGATGGACGACAACGAGCTGCAATCGAAGCTCTTCATGAGCGACAAGAAGATCACGAAAGGCAGCCTGCAGGGGTTCAGGGTCATCGAGCCTATCTGGACCTATCCGGGGATTTACAACTCCGACAACCCGCTGAGCCCGGATTTCTACAAGCCGACGCAGTGGTTTGTCATGGGACGGACCGTACATGCAAGCCGGATGATTGATTTCGTCTCGCGGCAGGTCCCTGATCTGCTGAAAGCATCGTATAACTTCCGCGGCCTGTCTCTCTCGCAGATTGCTGAGCCATACGTCAATAACTGGCTTCGCACCCGCGACAGCGTCAGCGACATGATTCACTCGTTCTCTGTTCCGGTAATCGGAACAAATATGAGCACGATTCTGCAGGGCGGGGCGGCAGATGGCCTTCTGGCAAGGCTTGATGTCTTCAACCGATGCCGTGATAACCGTGGCGCATTCGCTAAAGACAACAACCCTACCCAGCCAGAAACGGTTGAGTTCGTTAACGCCCCGCTTAACGGTCTGGATGCCCTGCAGGCACAATCGCAGGAGCACATGTCAGCGGTTTCGAGCATCCCGCTCGTCAAACTGCTGGGCATCACTCCAAATGGCCTTAACGCAACGTCTGACGGCGAAATCCGCGTTTTCTACGACTACATTCACGCTCTGCAGCAGTCTGTTTTTAAAGACAACCTGAAGCGCGTGATGGACATCATTCAGCTCTCTGAGTTTGGCGACATTGACGATGGAATAACCTTCGACTTTGAGCCGCTCTACGAAATGAGCGCTAAAGAGCGGGCGGAAATTCGCAAAGTAGACGCGGACACAGACGCTGTCTATGTGGGCGCCAGCGTGCTCTCTGGCAACGAAGTCCGTGAAAAAATTGCCGGTGACCCGGATTCGCCCTATCACTCTCTGGACCTGAATGATGACCTCGAAATCGAAGACGACTACGACGAAGAGGAAGAAGCAGACCCTGACGATAAGGGCGGTTCATCCTAACGCTGGCGTTGAAGCATGGTACCGCCGACAGCTTGATAAGCAGGTGCAGGAAATGCAGGCATCTGTTGTCTACTGGCTGTCTGCAAACTATCGGGCCAGCGGCGCGGCTGTCGCCATGGATGCATCACCTGCAGTGATGATGCGTAATGCCATGCAGAAACTGGCTAAGCGCTGGACGCGGCGGTTTGATGACATGGCGCAAAAGCTGGCCGACAGGTTCGCTAACGACGCCATGAAAAACGCGGATGCGTCACTGGCCACAGCCTTCAAAGATGCGGGGTTTACTGTCGAGTTCAAGATGACCTCGCAGATGAATAACGCTCTTCAGGCGACCATCGCCGAGAATGTCGGCCTTATCCGATCCATCCCCGAGAAGTATTTCACCGAGGTGGAAGGGCTGGTTATGCGGTCGGTAGCGCGTGGGCGCGACCTGTCCTATCTCACCGATGAACTCCAGAAGCGATACGGGATTACCCGGCGGCGTGCGGCGTTCATTGCCCGAGATCAGAACAACAAGGCTACCTCAGTCGTTCAGTCTGCGCGACAGCAGGCGCTCGGAATTACCCAGGGAATATGGAAGCACTCCCATGCTGGCAAAGAGCCGCGACCATCCCACGTTAAAGCTGATGGAAAGGTGTTTGAGCTAAGCAAGGGAATGTATCTGGATGGTAAATGGGTGATGCCTGGAGAGGAAATCAATTGCCGTTGCACCTGGTCACCAGTAATACCAGGCCTATCGTAAATAATCAAAATCAATCAAGGTCGCTAAGGCGGCCTTTTTTTATTGCCATAAGCGGGGAAGTCTATGGACGAACTCGAATCCTACTCGCTAGCCGAGGATGAGGATAAGTGGATAACCATAAATGGTTCCCACGTCAAAATTGATGAAAATGGAGATGTTGTTGCTGGCGCTGAAGGGAAGATTAATAGTAATAAAAATGAAAAGAAATCAGCCGGGGAAAAACTATCAGCCAATGAAAAGTCAGCCATTTCCAGTTACTCAGGTGACAATTTCTTAAAAATAAACTCAGATCTTCGTAAAGGTAAAGATGAAGACCCTGATGTGGCACGCATTGACTCCGCCATTGGCAAGGGAAGTTTAGAAGGTGGAACGCTTTACCGAGGAATGAGCAGGGAGGACGCAAAAAAACTGTTCCCAGGCGGAGATATTAAAAAAGGAATGGTTGTTTCAGACCCTGCTTTTCTTTCCACATCTAAAGAAAAAAAGATCGCCGGTATGTTCAGCATCGGCGGTGTAATGCTCCAAATAGAAACAAATAAAGGTGACAAGGGGCTAGATGTTACTGGTCTTTCCAGCAACAAGCATGAAGATGAAACATTACTTCCACGCAATGCAAAAATGGAAGTGATTGGAGTGCATCCCCCAAAATCACCGGGGCAGCCGGTGACAATAAAGGTCAGATACATAAGCGAGGAAAAGAGACCCGCAATGGACGGGATTACGGAAAGCCTGGCATTTGACCGCGCCTCTGTGCGCACTATCGACGCAAATGGCCGCCTTCAGATTTCACGAACGAATATCAGCAAGGCAAACGTCAACGCCTACTACGGACGAGAGATACCAGGAAGCGAAGAGCTTGGGCTCGATCCAAACAAACTTTACCGGCTTTGGCGCCACCCGGACGAGCTCCGGAAAGCAGCCAAAACCTTCAATAACATCCCCGTGCTCAGCAAGCACATCCCCGATTTTCCCACCGACCCGCCCAATGAATTTCGTGTTGGCGTGACGCACTCCAATGCGGAGTTTGACGGCACGTATCTCACGGTTGGTATGTCGATATGGGATAACAGCGCGATTGCTGGAATTGAGAGCGGAGAGCAGCGAGAGCTATCTGCATCGTACAAGTACGTCGCAGACATGACCCCGGGTGTCACCCCTGACGGCGAGCCTTATGACGGCGTTATGCGTGACATTTTCGGAAACCACGAAGCGCTGGTCCCTGACGGCCGCGCAGGGCCAGATGTACTGGTCGCAGATTCATTACCACCGGAGCTTAATCACATGCGTAAACATAAGGTAGCGGCGATCCGCGCCACCCTTAAGCCACTTCTGGCGCAGGATGCAGATCTGGAGGCAGAAGTCCGCAAAGCTCTTCTGGCTCTTGATGAAGCCGAAAAGGAAGACGAAAAAGAAAACAAACCCGCCGACGACGAAGACGACGACGAGAAGGACAAGAAAAAAACGGCGGACGATGAGGACGACGACGAAGACAAGGACAAGAAGAAAACCGCCGAAGATGAAGACGATGAAGAAGACGACAAAGTCTCCAAAACGGCGATGGACTCTGCGATTCGTCTGGCAGCCGACAGCGCAACTAAAAAGGCTGCGGAAAACTTCCGGAAAATCCGTGAAGCAGAGCTGGTCGTCCGTCCGCTGATCGGCGACGTCGTTGCCATGGACTCAGCCGAAGATGTCTATCGCACCGCGCTTGAGCAAAGCGGTGTGGATATCTCCGGCGTTCACCCGTCCGCTTATCCGGCGATGGTCAAAATGGCGATCAGCCAGAAAGAAAATTCACGCCCTGTCATTGCGCAGGATTCCGCTTCCGTCAGTGAGTTCGAAAAAGCATTCCCGACCGCTGGCAAACTGAAACGAGGTTAACATGGCAGGTTTTCAGACACGAATTAACCAGTATCCGGCCCCCGGCGTCGAAGGGGCCTTTGCTGGCACCAACCCTCACGCGACCTATCAGGCTGGCGAGGGCGCTCTGGTTGCTGGTGAGGACGGCCTGACTGTCGGCCGCTTCGCCTGGGCTGTTGACGGTGTGGCTTCCAATGCCGGTAGCGGTGTTCCGTCTGGCTTTGTCCATCGTGATGGGCAGGCGTCGATCACCATCTGGCTCGGCCAGGCATCCATGCTTATCCAGCCCGGCCGCGAAATCACCCTGATGGTAGCCGGTGACTTCTGGGCCAAAACGTCAACCGCTGCCACCCGCGGGCAGAAGGTTTTTGCATCCCTGACCACCGGTGAGGTGCAAGTAGCCGCAGCCGGCGCAACCGTGGCCGGTTTTATCGAGACCGCATTCTATGCCGCAAGCGATTGTGACGCTGGCGAGCTGGTCAAAATCAGCACCTGGAGCAAGTAATGAACGAATTTCAGCGACACTACGCCGCAGCCAGCGGGAAATATGGCATTGTGCTGCCCGGCGCAAAGGACTACCTGAAGCCGGAGTTTGCGGAGAATTTCGCGCTGGCGATGGATGCCCAGCCGCAAATGGTCACAGCGAATAACGCCGGTATCCCGGCCTACTTCACTAACTACGTCGATCCGGAACTTATCCGCGTTCTCGTAACGCCGATGAAAGCCGCAGAGATTATCGGTGAAGTGAAAAAAGGCGACTGGACGACGCTGACCTCGCAGTTCCCGATCGTCGAGTCGACTGGTGAAACCAGCGCTTACGGCGACTTCAACAACAACGGCATGACGTCAGCCAACGTTAACTGGGTACCGCGCCAGTCATTCCATTATCAGACTCACACTCGATGGGGTGAGCGCGAGCTGGACATGTACGGCGCCGGGCGTATCGGCTATGCCGCCGAGCTTAATGTGGCCTCTGCACTTGTGCTGAACAAGTTCCAGAACAAGTCCTACTTCTACGGCATCGCCGGGCTGGAAAACTACGGTCTGCTCAACGATCCGTCTCTGAGCGCTCCGGTTACTCCGGCGGCGACTGGTTCCGGCGGTAGCGTTACCTGGGCAACGAAAGACGGGCAGGCTGTATATGACGACATTTCCGGTCGCCTCTATAAGCAGCTGGTATCTCAGACCAAAGGCCTCGTAGAGCGTACCGATCGCATGGTGCTCGGCATGTCGCCGGAAATGGAAGTCAACCTGACCAAGACGAACCAGTACAACGTCAACGTCACCGATCAGCTGAAGAAAAACTTCCCGAACATGCGTATCGAAACCGCTGTTGAATACAGCACCGACGCAGGCGAGCTTGTGCAGCTGATTGTTGAGCGTCTGGGTGAGCAGGACACCGCTTACGCAGCGTTCACCGAGAAGATGCGCGCCCACGCTGTCGTGGTGGAAGAGTCTTCCTGGCGGCAGAAAAAATCCGGTGGCACCTGGGGTGCAATCATTCGTCAACCGCTGGGCATTGCCAGCATGATCGGGGTGTAACATGGCCGAAACAGTAACTGTAGGATGCAAACTGCCGAACGGCCTGATCCTGGAGCAGGGCGAGTACAAAGTGGAGCTTAACGGCTCCAACTCCTCTATCGTTGTCGGCGGCTACGGCCTGACCGAAAACGTGGACAAGGAAGCCTTTGAAGCGTGGCTGGCAGTACATGCTGATCAGCCCTACGTTCGCAAAGAGCTGGTGTTTGCCCAGGCGAAAACCAGCAGCGCCCAGGCGAAAGCGAATGAAAACGCTTCGGAGAAAACTGGTCTGGAAGGTCTGGATCAGAACAACCCGGCCCCTGGCATTGAGAAGGCGGACAAAAAATAATGGCGATCGTTGTCTTTGATGTTGCCGCATTTCGTGAGCGTTATCCGGAGTTCGATGCCGTAAGTGAAACGCTACTTAATGCGTACTTCACGGAGGCAACGATTTACCTGAATAACACGGACAGCAGCCCGGTAAAAGATATCTCTATCCGGGCTCTTTTCCTGAACATGCTGGTTGCGCACATTGCGGCGCTGAATTCAGGCGTAAATGGCGAAAAGGCTTCTGGTCTGGTTGGCCGTGTGGCAAGCGCATCTGAGGGGTCAGTGTCAGTATCAGCTGACGCAGGGCCCTCAAGCGAAAGCTCCTGGTGGTATAAGCAGACTACTTACGGGTCAGCTTACTGGGAGGCCACAAAGCCTTACAGGACAGGTTTTTATGTCCCTGGCTCATCCCCTTCGATGTACCCTGGCCATTATAACCGCCGTTCTTTCATCCGGAGGTAGCTATGGATGGAATGTCAGGCGGAGATAAGCTGATGGAGCACCTGCAGTCTGTCGCAAAGGGGCTGTCCTCTGGCGATGATTTGAAGGTGGGTTTCCTTGAGGGGGCTAAGTACCCAGACGGGACGCCGGTAGCACTTGTGGCAGCCACTAACGAATTTGGCGGCACTGTAAAAATCCCGGCGCATACCAGGGATTTGAACTTTTACGTTCGCCGTGACGGCGTTTCGCGCTTCGCAAAGCCATCAAAGGCCAATTTCGCGCAGTCAGTAATGATACCCGAGCATATCGTTACGATCCCATCCCGGCCGTACTTCAGGAAGACCATTTCTGAACATGGTCCGGAGTGGGGCGGAGAGCTCGGGAAACTCATGAAGGCAAACGATTTTGACGCCCGAAAAAGCCTGGCTCTGATGGGGGAGCGGATCAAGGGGCAGATTCAGTCGTCAATCATCGCCTTTTCTGAGCCGACGAACGCAAAAAGCACAGTCGACAAAAAAGGGTTTAATGACCCGTTAATCGACTCGGCCCACATGCTGAACTCGGTCGACTACGAGGTGAAAGAGTGAATCTTCATTCCATAGTGCGAAGCGCCATTAGCGCGGTTAATCCTCGCGTCGAGGCGCAGATTTACCGCTCGATCGGACCAATCAAAAACCCGGATTACTCGACCTCTCCAGGTTTCGCTCCGCCGGTAACGATGATGGTGCAAAAGCAGGCGCTGAGTCAGGCTGATATCAGGCACATGGATAACATGAACATCCAGGGGGTGCTGGTCAGTATCTGGACGGATGGCAACTGGTGCGGGATTAACAGGGAACGGCAGCAGGGCGGCGATAAGTTCGTTATCGGCAATGAAACATGGCTGGTTATGGATGTGCCTGAAATCTGGCCGGACTGGACGAGGGTTATCGCATGTCAACAATTGACGTAGGCCTGCAGGTCACTGAAAGCGATCTGTTTAAGGCGACTGGCGATTTCCTTTCTGTCCTCTTCCCGGACGCAGAGATCACGCAGACTCAGCAAAATCAGACCCCCATGCCGAAAGGCGGTTTCATTACTATGACGCCGCTTTTTCTGACGGACCTCTCAACCAGTTCTGTCAATTACGAGTATGACGGCGTTAGCGATTACGGGCGGGCAGAACTTCGCCGCGTTGATGAATGGCAATGTCAGCTCGATTTCTACGGAGATCAGGCGCAAAACAATGCCAGCATCTTTTCGCGTATTGCCCGTTCCGAATTCGCATGCACCTGGTTCAGGGAAAACGCGAATGTCCTGGTACCGCTTTATTCCGGCCCCCCGCGGCAAACCTCGATGATCAACGGCGAGAAACAGTGGGAATCCCGCTGGACGCTTGAATTCCACGCAAACCCGCTGATTGTCGTCAGCGTTCCTCAGCAGTTTATGACAGGCGCAGATGTGATATCGCAGCCGGTCGACGTGAGATTTCCTCCGGAGAAATAATAAATGGCAATTTCGCTATCAAAAATCGCCCAGATGCTTCCCGGCGTACTGAAGGCGACAGGGACAGCTATTGATCTCAATGGCCTGTTCCTGACCGACAGCGCATACGCGCCGGTTGGTGCAGTACCCTCATTTTCCAGTGCGGATGAGGTAAAGGCGTACTTCGGCAGCGCGTCGATTGAGTACACCGCCGCGGTGCTGTATTTCGCCGCATTCACCGGTAAAACACAGATGCCTGGCAAGCTGTATTTTAGCCGATTCAATACCGCAGCAGTGGCGGCATTCCTTCGTTCCGGATCGCACGCCGCGACCACGCTGGCACAGCTCAAGTTGCTTTCTGGTACGTTGACTCTGACAGTTGACGGCACGGAGGAGACTTCTGCGGCTATCAACCTCAGCGGCGCGACCAGTTTTGATAACGCGGCAGAGCTGATTGAAACCGGCATTGGCTCCTCGGTTGTTGTGACCTGGGATAGCGTGCTGAAGAAATTCATCATCACCTCTGCCACCACAGGCGTGGATAGCACCATTACCTTTGCCGATGAAGGTACGCTGGCCACAGGTCTTAAACTGACCGAAGCGACCGGCGCGGTGATCTCGCAGGGTGCGGCGCCGGCAGTAGTTGACGATATCTTTACTGCCATTCTGGCCAAAGAGCAGGACTGGGTAACATTCTCCACGACGTTCGCTGTCACCAAAGACCAGGCTAATGCGTTTGCGCTCTGGGCAAACAGCCAGAACCACCGCTTTGCCTATGTCCCATGGGACGCATCAGGAACGGCAATCGTGGCGGGCAGCTCTAATGCTCTGGTGTACGACATCATCAACACCTACGCCTATAACGATACCTGCCCGGTGTATGGTTACCCGAACCACGCAGCAAATGCTATGGGGTTTGTGGCCGCGCTGAATTTCACGCAGGCCAATGGGCGCTGTTCGCTGAATGGTCGTCAGGTGTCCGGCCTGCTGCCGATGATCAGTAACGATACTGATTACGAGGCGGCCAAGGCCAACGGCTATAACTTCTACGGCAACTATGCCTCGAATGCCGTCGAAACCAACCAGTGGGCGCCAGGCTCTATTACCGGTGATTATGCGTGGCTTGACGCATGGGCTGGTCAGGTATGGGTAAATGCTCAGCTTCAGGCGGCTCTCGTTGCACTGTTCCAGCAGGCGAGCAATCTGCCCTACGCGGCAGCCGGAAAAGCTCGCATTGAGTCGTGCATGAAGCCGACCGTTGAGCAATTCAGGGCGTGGGGTGGCATGACGGCGGGCACCGATCTTGACCAGTCGCAGATCGACCAGATTAACGCCATCGCTGGCGTCGATGTTACGGATTCGCTTCTGGCTGAAGGGTATTACATCTACATCGGCCCGTTCACCCCGGCAATGCGCGCCGCGCGTACCAAGCCAACGGTTTACTTCTGGTACACCGACGGCGGGATCATCCAGGGTATCACCGTTAACAGCACGGAGGTGCAGTAATGGCCGGTCAAAATATTACGTCGGCAGACGCCATCATTGAGCTGGTAATCGCTGAGCTCTACCCGTCAGGGTTTAACCTGGAGCAGTTCGAAGCGCAAAACATCTTCGAAATGGGTGATACCGATATGGCAGAGTACCAGCGTACTGCTGACGGTAAACTGCTGGGCGGTTTTGTTTATGGTGATCTGCCGTGGACATTCCATCTGGCTGCATCCTCACCGTCGATTAAGTACATCGACAACTGGCAAACCACGCAGATGACCACGCGGTCTGTGCTGCGTGTCAATGGTACAGTGATCCTGCCATCGCTGGGTAAAAAGTACATCATGACCAACGGCATCCTGCAGCGCGCGCGCCGTATGCCATCTGCCGGCCGTGTGCTTCAGCCGGTAACTGGGCTTATCCAGTGGGAAACTGTCACCCCGGCAGGCTATTCAGCGTAAACAATCAGCCCGGCCAAGTCCGGGCTTTTTTATATCAGAAATAAACCTCCTGCGCGTCGCAGCGCATTTAACTCCCGAGTCTTTCAGAAAGCTGAGCCTGAGAAATGCCGTATAGGTGCGGACCTTCTCGGGGCGGCATTTCTGTGCGAACAGGCTCATCTTTCTAAAGGAAATACCGCAATGTCATACCCAACAGTTGTTAACGGACTTGATTTCCGTGACCTCATTTTTGTTGCTGACAACGACCCGGTAACTGACTCGTTTATGGTGGCGAAGGCATTTGGAAAGTTGCCTAAAAACGTAATTCGCGACATTGAGCGAACTATCGAGTCCTGCCCGCCGGAGTTCGATACAAAACTCAATTTTGAGCTTTGCTATAAAAACAATGAGTTGCAGAACGGTAAGCCGCAGAAGTTCTATCGGCTCCGTAAAGATGGATTGATGCTTCTGGTTATGTCCTACACCAAAAAAGAGGCGATGCGTATCAAGATCGCCTACATCAACGCCTTCAACTGGATGTACGCGATGCTTCAGGTTGGGCGGCGCCAGTTTGAAGAAGAGCGTAACGCCGTCATGCTGGAGTTCCTGAAAGAGAAGGATGTTGCCAGTATGTCTGGTCGCCTGTTACGCCGGTGGGGGAAAGAGAAGAAGCCCCAGCTACTTTCACGCATTGAGCAACTGGACAAGCAAGGCCAGTTGGCATTGCCCGGTTTTCCTGGTGCGCTTACCGAATCATGAAAACCACAAATTCGTGGTTTTTGAATGGCCCACTACGGTGGGCTTTTTTATTGCCAGATCACTCATTCAGGAAACAAAAATGGCTCGTAAAAGCATCGTATTCACGGTTGAAGCAGATAACCGTGACAAGGGTAAGCAGTTCAAAATCACCGAAATGCCGGCGAGAAAGGCCGAAGAGTGGGCGATCCGCCTGGCGTGCGCCGTGATTGGCGCCGGCGTTACCGTTCCAGACAATATGATGATGGCCATCGGTGCTGCGGTGGCGCCGGCCCCAGCCGAGGATAACGCAGAAGCTCGCGAGCTGTACGAAAGCGTGATGGCCAGCGGTATGGCCGGACTCGCTCAGTGGGGTATCACTTCACTGGCTAAAGTTCCGTTCGCACAGTCAAAGCCTCTGCTTGATGAGTTGCTTGGCTGCGTGAAATTCCTCGGGGGTAACGGTATCGAAACAGCGCTTGTTGACGAAGGTCAGATCGAAGAAATCAGCACCTGGTCTCGCCTGAAAATCGAAGCCTTCAAACTCCATATCGCTTTTGTAGCAGCCACCGCAAGTTAGAAATCCCCTTATCCGTTCCTGAAGATTCAGATCGCGGCTTCATACAGTATGCGAATGTACCGCGCACTATTGCCGCGGTGATCTCCGGGAAGATGGCGACACTCCACGAGCTGGACACCGTATACAGCGTCCAGGATATGTGGTGGCTGATTGAAATAATGACCGTGGATAACACCAACAGAGCCATAGCAGCGGAGAGTGATCATGGCAGCAACGGTAATTGACGCCCTCCTGGTTACGCTGGGCCTTGATACTTCTCAGTTCCGAAAAGGCCAGCAGGAAGTCAGTGACGACCTGAAAAAGCAGCGCGAAGACGCCAAAAACACCGCCAAGGAAATGGCTGAGCAGGGCAAGAAAGCCGCTTCGTTCTTCAGCAGCATAAAGACGGAATTGCTGGCACTGACTGGCGTTACCGTCACTGCCGGCGGCCTGATAAGCTTTGTGAAAAGCACCACTTCCGGCCTGATGGATTTATCGATCCAGTCGAAAGCGCTGGGGCTGTCAGCCCGTGAGCTTGACGGCTGGTCGAAGTCAGCAGAGGCAGCAGGGAGTTCAGCTGAGAAGATAAGCGCTTCTCTGCAGGGGTTTCAGGGCGCCATACAGGGCGCCAGGGTCGGCGATTACAGTAGCTCTATTTTTGGTGGACTTGCGCAGTTAAATGCGCTGACGGGCCAGAATTTTGACGTGTGGGGACAGGACGCCAGCTCTCTAGCCAAAACATCCCTTGATGCGCTACGGAAAATCAGCGATCCAAACCTTCGCCGGCAGGTCGGGTTAAGTCTTGGATTTGATGATGCAACCTTGCAGCGTAATCAGGAAGGGAAATTCCTGCCTGACGTTGATCGCCTGACCAAAAGCTCCGGCATTACAGACGCCTCAACCAAAGGCGCAAAGGAATTTACAGCTGCATGGGCGGAGCTGGGCCAAAACCTCGACACGGTAAAAAACCAGATTTACGTGGGATTGATACCGACCATTCGCGATCTGAATGGTCTCCTCATAGAGTGGTCGTCTGGTAACGCAAAATCCTCTTCATTCTTCAAAGAGCTGAAGCGGGACATTAACGACATTACTGGTATTGACCTTGGTAGCTGGACGCTATCAGGCGATCTGCGCAACCTCAAAGATAACTTTTCCATGCTCGGAAAAGTGCTTAATCACCTGGGTAACGCTTTAAACGAGCTCAATAACGGCAACTTCTCCAAGGCTGCCGATGAGTTTAAAAAGGCGTGGTACGGCACTGAAGACGGAAAGCCTACCGGCAATGATGCGCTGCCCGGAGTGACGAAGGCAGCCGAGCAGGCGCTGAAGAAAAACGGCGGCACGCTGGATTTTAAACCTGATCAGGACTCTGCGTATCTAAGCCCGCAGCAGCAGGCAACGCAGAAAATGCTGGATGCAGTTAAGTTTCAGCCGCTTCCTGAACAGCGCAGGCAGCAGCAGGATGAGAGAGACTACTGGGAAAGCACCAAAAATCTCCTTTCAAAAATCGCTGACGCCCTGATCTCTCCAGCGGGCGCGGCAACAATGCAGCCGGATACTTCGGGATACCAGCCAAACGTCCCGCTTAACGCTCAGGCCGCTCGTCTTGGCGCTAAAGGAAAGGCTTTTCTTCAGGCAATGGCTGGTGAGTTCGGCTCGCTGGAAGGTAAATATGGACTTCCTGCCGGTCTGCTGTCTTCGGTAGCTGCTACTGAATCAGGTGGTGATCCGTTTGCGGAGTCGAAGGCCGGAGCCAAAGGATTGTTCCAGTTCATGCCTGGCACGGCAAAGGACATGGGGCTCAAAGGCCGTGATGTTTACGACCCCCACAAGTCTGCAGAGGCAGCAGCGAAATATCTAAGATGGTTAATGGATGCCACCGGCGGCGATCTGGAAAAAACTCTTGCTTCCTATAACTGGGGGCTCGGAAACGTCCAGAAGAAAGGCATGGATAACCTGCCGTCGGAAACTCGCAATTACGTCCCTAAAGTCATGGCCGGAATGCGCCCCGGCGCCGGGATGGCCGTAGACCGCGCGATGCCCGGGCAATCCGGTGCGACTTATCAGTTTTATGGCACCAAAATCACCACCCAGGCCCAGAACGTGGAACAGCTTACCAGCGACATCAAAAAGCACGGCGACAACCGTGTCATGCTTTTGGCTGGCTACTCAGGACAATAAATCATGTCGTTTTCTCTGAATGTCTCGACAGTGCTATCCGCCATTCAGGGAGGAAGCCTGTTATCCGTCCTTAACAGCACCCTGTCGCCAACTTACCGGATCACCTATAACACCGTTGACGAGTCGCTTTTGACGGCTGCAGCCGGGCAGGAGGTTTTCTCTCCTTCCGGCTGGGTTAGCGTTGATCGCTACGGTGATGCGGCAGTTACTAAGGGGCCGGTAGAAAAGGGCCGGTACACGTCCTATAACAAAGTGAAACAGCCGTCTGAACTCAGGATCATTTTTGCCCTTGAGGGATGGACGGCTTTTTCCGGGTCACTGCCTAACCTGACCAATTTCTCTTTGCTGAGCCGGAACAATTTCATTCAGAAACTGGATGAGATGAAAAATACGGCCAGCACCTACAACATTGAGACGCCGGACACGGTGTATTACAGCTACGATCTGACCCACTTCGATTATTTTGTGGGGTCATATCGCGGGCAGACGTTGTTGATGGCGAACTGCACTTTCGAGGAGATCATGGACGGCGGGGAGGTCATGCTTTCAAATGCTGTGATTGAAGGGCCGCCGACCAGCAACGCGAAAACCAACAATGGCGCCGCAGCCTCAACGCAGGTGATCACCGGGGCAACGAAAGAGGTGACATTGAGCGATGTTAAGAATGCCTGGTCAAGTGCAGATACAACCTTATCAGATGCTCTCCAGACGACCGGGGCTGGGATTGTATCTAACGTTAACTCAGCGGCTGAGTCGGTCTCTAAGGCGTGGGACAGCTCTTCTACTGCAGTTTCTAAGCAGATAAAAAGCACCGTCTCCGACTTTCTGGAAAAGGTGATGTGACATGCAGGAAATTAGCTTATCACCGTCACTTTCGCAAAAGGTGTATGTCACGCTTGGTGGTCAAAACTGCGCTATCAAGTTGCATCAGCGCTCCACCGGGTTTTACGCCGATCTCTATGTCGACGACAAGCCGATATTTCAGGGCGTCCTCTGTCTGAACTGCGTTTACCTGGTTCGGTATAAATATCTGGGGTTCAGTGGCGATCTGGTTTTCGTTGACTCGAAAGGTACAGCCGATCCTTATTACGACGAAATCGGCACCAGATTCAAGCTGTATTATGCGACGAGCAGTGAGGTCGGCAGATGAGTTACAAGGAGAGAGAGCTTACCGTATCGTTCACGCTGGCCAACGGTACGTTTGACGGCGACATTGGCGACACCTTGACGGTTAAAGGTTTCAAGTGTGAGGCGGCTATATCAGCATTTGGCGGCGCTACAGGCACAATGATGGAGCTAAGCCTGTGGGGCCTGTCGCTGGAGAGCATGGCCAAGCTGACGACCAACGCGCAAAAAATAATCTCCGCAGAGCAAAATGCTATCGTCGTTTATGCCGGCGACACCCGTGTTTTTTCCGGGTCGATAACATCAGCCAGGATTAACCTGAACCAGATGCCGGATGCGCCGATTGAGATAACCGCGGCGGCCGCCGGCAGGGAGCGCCTGATCCCCTGTGAGCCTACATCCATTCGCGGCGACGCGGATGTAGCTGATATGATTCGCGCTCTTGCCTTTAAAGTTGGCCTGAAATTCATCAATGTCGACGTCAAAAGCACCGAGCGCAACCCGGTGTACAAAGGCAATGCGATAAAGCAGATCATTGAAATAGCAGCTGCGCATAAAATAACGGTAAATATTGATTTTGGCACCGTCACCATTTACACAGGTAAAAAGCCTTCAGATTCCGTTGTTCCATTAATTTCTACAGAGCACGGCCTTATTGGGTATCCGATTTTTTATGACATGGGGATTAACTTTCGCTGCATTTACTCTCCAGCTCTGAAACTGAATACCAAAATCATCCTTGAGACTGACCTGCCGCACGCAAGCGGGGAATGGGTTATTCAGGCAGGAACCACTCATTATCTTTCCTGTAAAGTTCCCGGTGGTCTGTGGGAAACGTTCGTTGTGGCCGCGCCTGGGTATCTTGTAAAAGGGGATGAAAATGCTAACTAACCAGACCCCTGAGAGCGTGTCATCGCAGGGTAACGCCATATTATCGCTGCTACATTCAGCGCTGAAAGGAATGACGTTTGTCGATATTGTTCTGGTTAGGGAGGTTGAAGGCAATGTGTTGACCGTTCTCCCCCTGGTTAATGATGTAGACGTTTCAGGCCGGGCCATTGCCAATCAGGACGTTTACCAGATCCCATACCTCAGACTTCAGGCGGGAAACAGCGCGGTAAAAATGGAGCCAAGGCCAGGAGACATTGGTCTGGTTGTGATTTGCGACAAGGACACCACGAACGTTAGGGAAACCAGATCAGAGGGGCCCGCACCAACTCAGCGCCGGCACTCGTATTCCGATGCGATGTACATAACCGCAATAGCCAGCATGAATGGCGAGCCTACTGAATTCGTTGAATTTACTGGAAATGGCATAAATATAAAAAGCCCTGGCGTAGTTAACATCAACGGCTTGAAAGTCCACTCAGATGGCAAACTTGAGCTTGTCGATGGCTCTATCGTTGATGGGCATGACCACGGAGGGGTAGAATCGGGAGGAAGCCGAACCGATCCCCTGGAGCCGTGATGAAAAAATTAATAGTCATTTCTGCATTTATCCTTTTTGCCTTATCTCCGCCAGCCATATCAAAGCAGATAACATCACATTTAAAAATGGTTGATGGCTATTTTAATGGAATTCTCACGGCAAATGATGACGAGCCGATATGGTTTGGTATCTTAGAGTTTGACTTTTTAGGCAGCCAGCACTTAACCTGCAGAATGGACTCAATGCATACCTCCGGAGATGCGCCGGACAGGATGTCGTCAGTTAACTACCGTTGCCAAAATGGGTTTTCTGTCCAGCTATCAAAAAAAGAAAACGACAGGTACGCTACTTTAAGTCTACAAAACATAAACTTTGACAGTGGCGATGAAAGGCAGTTAGGTAGCTACAAGGTTACCTCGTCAATTCCTTTAACGATGATTGAAAATAATAAATATAATGATGATTTATTCAATAAGAGGAATGCCGAGAGGGAACGATGGATAAAGGAAAATACTGTTGACGTTTTTTCAGCGTGCGACATTATTATGTCATCCCACCTTCTGGCTTATCAAATGGTAAATACTGGAACACAAAATAACAGCGCAGGTAGGAATGAAATAAGTGATGCGCTGTCAAAACTTTACCCAAAAAATGCGGATGAAATGGCACAATCCTTTATAAGCTTTCACTCTGGCGACAAAGAGCCTTTCGGGATGCCGCTTACATTTGGAGTTAAGGGGCGCATGATTAAAATGTGCACGGATCAGCCTGGTGATTACATTCCTGAGTTTGGCTCGCTGGTAATGTCAGGTAAAATATTCAGATAAAAACTTTTTATTTATAAACCACTGTAATTAAACAATTGGCCTCGCTTCGGCGGGGTTTTTTTATGGGCGAAATCCATGAAAACAATATCTCTCAAACTCGACCCCGATACCTGGGATCTTGTCCTTGATGAGCTGGGTAATATCGCCACGGTTGAAAACCCCTACGCCTGCGCTCAGGACGTAGCGACGGCATGCCTGGCTATACGCGGCGAGTGCATTTACGAAAAAGACACCGGCGTTAATTACAAAGAGCTGCTGAACGTTAAGGCCAGCACCGGCGCCATGGCGGCCGCGCTTCAGGTTGAAGCGTTGCGGATGAGCTATATCGCGCGCGCTGAGCCGACGCTGATTAACAACCGCGATACGCGCCGCACTACCGGCGTTATTGCGATCGTGGATACCAACGGCCTGGATTCCAGCGTCACCCTGTGAGGAAAAAATGACGACAATCTCTACGGCGGTACCGGCCGTGACCTTTTCCACCACTGGCCTTGATGTTCCAGATGAGGGAGACATTCTTGCCGGGCGCATAGCAGATATTGGTTCTGCATTCGGGACGGCGATGAGCACGAACCTCAAGACGCCGCAGGGGCAACTGGCTGTCACTGATACTGCAATCATCGCCGACAAGAACGATCAGCTTCTGGCTATCGTCAACAACATGAACCCGGACTTTTCCTCCGGCAGATTTCAGGATGGCATCGGCAGGATTTACTTCCTCGATCGCATTGCTGCTGCGGGTACGGTTGTAACGGCCACATGCTCCGGCGTACCGGGAACGGTGATCCCGGCGCAGTCCTATGCAACCGACGATAACGGTTATATGTACGTGTCCCTGGCGGCCGGAACGATTGGCGCAGACGGGACGGTAAAGATCGAGTTCCAGAACCTGACTACCGGGCCGATAGCTTGCCCCATTGGTACGCTGACAAACATCTATGTTGCGGTAAGTGGCTGGTCGAGTATCACCAACGAGACTGCGGGTGTGCCGGGCTCGAATGTTGAAGGGCGATCTGCATTTGAGTATCGCCGGCGCCAGTCAGTGGCACGTAACGCCTTTAACACGGCAGCGGCTGTGCGGGCTGCTGTCCTGGAAGTCGACGGGGTGCTTGATGTTTATGTGATCGACAACAAAGAGCCCACTTCCGTCGAAAAAGGTTCCACGAATTACATGCTGCTGGCCAGCTCGATTTATATCGGGGTTTATGGCGGGGCAGTGGCTGACATTGCAGCGGCCATCAATAAAAAACTCCCCCCGGGCACCGTTATGAACGGTGACACCACCGGAACCGTGCAGGATACCGAAAATTATGACGCCCCTTATCCGGAGTACACCTACAGGTGGAAAACGCTGGATGCGGTGAGCGTTCATATCAAGGTGGAATACGAGGCAAATGATGGCCTTCCATCAGATATCAACACGCAGATCAGAACGGTCGTCCTGAATGCCTTTACCGGCGCAGATGGCGGTACCCGGGCGCGTGCCGGTGCGCGAATTTATGGCAGCCGGTATATCGGCCCCATCCAGGCGCTTGATGCACAGAACATGAACGTGCTTTCGGTCCAGATTTCTCTTGACGGAACCACCTGGTCTAGTGCGCTGACCATGGGGATAGATCAGGAACCGACTCTCGATACGACAAACATCATAACGGAGGCGGTAAGTGAATAATGTCGACTGGACGATCTACGCGCAGTACGTGAACTCAACCAGCCTGCGTTCACTGATTGACACCTTTAACGCTTCTGTAGCGCCAGACGACTGGATAGACACGTTCTATGACCTCGTATTCAACATCGAGACCTGCGGCGATTACGGGCTGATGTGCTGGGGTAAAATCGTTGATGTAGAGCGTTTGCTGACTGTGACGCCATCCCAGCAGTTTCTGGGGTTTGGCGAAGCGACCAGCACCCCGGCAGAACTCACCGACCCGCAACCCTTTAACCAGGCGCCTTTCTATACCGGCGTGCAGGACACGAACACTGTGGTCCTGACCAATGATGCATACCGCAAGCTGATCATGTGCAAAGCGATGGCGAACATCAGCGACTGCACCGTGCCGGTCATGAACCGCATGCTGGTGTACATGTTTGGCGCCAGCGGACGAGCTTACGTGCGTGATGATGGCAACCATGTCATGAGCTACGTATTTGAATTCGCCCTGTCAGATGTAGAGTTAGCCATAGTACAGAGTTCCGGGGCGCTTCCTTCCCCTCCCGGAGTAAAAGTAAACATCATTCAGGAGGTCTGAATTGAATAATTCAGCCATGCCACTGCGTCTGACGGTGGTCTTTGCCGCGTCTGGCGATCGTAACAGCATTCCTACCGGTGCCACCACCGAAACACTGAATGGGGGAAAGGCATCATTCGATGTTGGCTTCCCCCCAATCACCAGAATCGCTCTCTCATCAGGCGGGAAACCACCTCAAGGTCAGGATTTTAACGGTATATTCTATGAGTCTTTTTTGAGGCACCAGTGGAATCAGGCTGGGGGTGGATATCCATTTGATTCGGCTTATGCAACCGCTATTGGCGGTTACCCAAAAGGGTCCGTTGTTCCATTTAGCACTCTCGACGGTCTTTGGCTGAACACCCTCAATAGCAACAATGGGACACCTGAAAATACAGGTGGTGGCGCATCAGGGTGGGTCCCTTTGTCAAGTTATGGTATTTCGTCAATAACTGCATCCGGATCTGCAAATATCACGCTGACTGCCTTGCAGGCATCACGTCCAGAAATAGTTATCAGCGGAGTGCTAACTGGGAATATTTATTTGTATTTCCCTCCGTGGATTAAAGAATGGAAGGTCACAAATAATACCTCTGGTGGATTTAATGTCGTTTGCAAAACAATTGGCGGGAGCAATACGGCAACATTATATCCTGCAGGGCGGGGACATATTCACTGCGATGGAACGAATGTTTATTTCGTAGATGCTACCAGTGGCCCCGGGCAGTCCGGAGGGTTACTTTTTGGAAATGGTGCTCGTCTTGCCTGGGGTTATACGGATGCCAATTGCAATGTTGCTGGGGCCGATGGTGAATACGAAACGGATAACATTTTTGTTACCCCAACGTTTACAACCAGCGACGGGGTATTTGGATTTAATACCATCTGTTCGGTAAAAGTGATGCCGGTTGATATTTCTGGGGTCGGACAGAATGAACGCTCATGGCTTATGGACTCGACGTTTTCAGGAAATGGTTTTTCATTTCGCTCTGCATGCAAGACGCAGAACGCAACCATTAGAACTCGCTGGGAAGTAATAGGATTCTGATATGGCAACTACAGACACCCAACAGGCCGCGCAATTTTCTGCTGAGGCAGCAGTTAGTGCTGCCGAAGCAAAACAATATTTAATTGAAGCTCAGCAGGGTTATCAGGATACCAGCGCAGCGGCGCAAGAAGCTAAAGATGCTGCCGCGGCAGCAGCAACATCAGAGCAAAATGCCACATATTCAGAGGCTAATGCAGCTCAGTCAGCAGCGGCAGCAGTGGATGCAAAAGCTGATGCGGAGGCGGCCGCTAGTAGTGCGTCAGACTACGCAAAGAACAAATTCACATTCTATAAGACTGCCAGCGATCCTGATGGCACCATTGCAGGGTTGGCAGCTACTACTGACGGCCAGTCTTTCTGGGTAGCCCAGGGCCCAGATGCGCTTTCCGCTGCATGGCAGTATCAAAACAAAGCAGGCGTGGCCGTATTGCAGGCGAAGCAGCCAGGCACCTCGGCTATAACCGGGACAATCCGCGAATTTCCTACTCTAGCGGCTGCGCAGGCGGATGCAGACGCTGGAAATATTCAGGTAGGCGCAATATGCTGGGTGCTGAACTCTTCCGACAATACATTGGCGGATGAATATGCAAACATTTCAGGAACATTAACCGCCACTGGAAGGAGTATTCCATCACAAAGCTCTATTAATAATCATTTCACTGAACAGCCTCGTTCAGCGGTTGCCCTCGACTTTGTTGGAAGCAATGGAAGGAGGGCGTCACTATGTATTGCAAAAAGCGGAAGATTTATTACAACGGGAGATGGTGTTGATGTAGCCGATACAATATCTAACATTGGAAAAACGATAAAGCTTGAAGCAAGCTCTATTAAGTATTCATTCAAAATAACTGATGCATCAGGTCGTGTTGCATGCGGGTTAGGCCTTGATGGCCACCCTATAATTGCAGGGCAGAGAATTGAAGCGTATATTCCTCAAATTGCATGGTCGAATATACCTAACAGCTTTTCCAAAAAAATTGATACCGACACAACTCAATTGGTAGCGTGGGGGGATAGTCTCACGGAATCAACTGGCGGCGCGACATCATATCCATCGCAGCTGGCGACGCTTTTAGGGCGCACGGTATTGAACCGAGGTCGCGGTGGTCAGGATGTAACGAGAATCATAGCCAGACAGGGAGGCGCGGCAATTTCATGCTCTGTCGATGGTAACTCAATCCCTGCCAGCGGCGCAGTTAATGTCACCCCTGATATTCAGGCCTTAACTACTGCCAGCACTGCACCGACCCTTTCCGGGTGGCTAGCCAATATTTATGGGACTCTGTCCCTGAATCAGTCAACCGGACAGTATTCTTTTACCAGAAGTACTTCAGGAGCTGCTCAGGCCTGCTGGCCAGGCTCTGCATTTGTAGTCGATACGTCATTAACTGATTATATGTTGCCTATATTTTGGTGCGGTAGAAATAATTTTAACTATGTTGTTCCTGACCTAACCGCTATGGTTCAGAAAGTTTTTGATTATATTCAGAGGGGTGTAAGTTATCTTAAGCCTGCTAATAGTAAGTTTATAATAATGGGGGTTATTTCAGGCAATAATTCATTTGAATATGTTGGCACCGACAACTACAACGCAAAGAGACAGCTTGTGTCTTTGCTACAACAAAAATATCCCGGTAACTTTATAGATATTGATACGATACTTGTTAATTCTTATAATCCGTCAATTCCTCAGGATGTTACTGATTTTAATAATGGGATCGTGCCATCTAGTTTACGAAATTCTGGAGATACACAGCATTTGAATACTGCTGGTTATGCAATTGTTGCAAATGAATGCTATAAATTAATAACATCAAGAGGCTGGTGATATGGGAGTTTTAAACCTGGTAATCAACACAAACTTCACAGATACAACGCTGCCATTAGACTATCCAGATGCAGTTATGACCCCCAGGACCTTGTATTTATATGATGCTCTGGATACAACAAGTTACCCACCTCAGGCCGATATTGGGGCAACTAACTGGATAAATTTAATGCCAGGTCTGGACCCTGCACAGATTGGCGCAACAGTTGGCTGGAGCAATGGATTTACTTTTGCTGATGCAACTTCTGGTAGCGAACAGATATTGCTGCCTGCTTCATCTAAGGTGGATGCTGATCTACCAGGATTTGTTTTTACAGTGTGGATAAAACACACTGCAACTGGCTCTGGAAGTTGTGGTATCGCTGGTGTTGCTGATTCCACTGGTACATCTCAATATGCGATCTGGGCTACTACTTCCGGAGGGGTTGATACGATCAGCATGCTGGCTAACGGGACAGGGACAACCGTTTCATTTACGGCTACTCCAGGCAGCATATACCAGCTTACAATAGCGCTGAAGAAGGCCACTTCATCAACCTACACAGCAACTTATTATAAAAATGGGGTGGTAATTTCTACACAGACCATCTCTGCAACATCCATCAAACAGCCAACTGACGGAGGACGAATTGGTCGTCTTGGCTCTTCTTTCTCTCTCCAATGGCAGGGAACTGTCTACCGGACATGGATGAACTCCCTAAACGATTCTGATGATATCTCTTCACTGGTATCCAGCGATTACTCTATAAATTCGAGCAGGTTTTCATAA